AGGGGTCACTGTAGAGTATGTCGATCCTATAAATGTGGTCTATAGTTATACTGAAGACCCTTACTTTAAAGATTGTTTTTATTGGGGTGAAATTAAAACTGTTCCAATTACAGAGCTTATTAAAATAGACCCAGATTTAACTAATGAAGATTTATCTGAAATTTCTAAGTATAGTCAATCTTGGTATAATTATTATCAATCTGCACAAATGTACGAAAACTCTATGTTTTATAGAGACACAGCTACTTTATTATATTTTAATTATAAAACCACAAACTCTTTTGTTTATAAAAAGAAAAGACTTTCTGATGGAACTTATAAGACTGTAGCCAAAGACTCATCTTTTAATCCTCCTGAAGAAATGCAACAAGAGGGAGATTTTGAAAGAGTAGAGAAAAAAATAGACGTTTGGTATGAGGGTGTAATGGTGATGGGAACTAACATAGTCTTACAGTGGAGGCTTATGGAAAATATGGTAAGACCTAAATCTGCAAACCAATTTGCAATGCCTAATTATGTGGCATGTGCACCAAGAAGTTATAAAGGTATTATGGAGTCTCTTTGTAAAAGAATGATTCCTTTTGCTGATTTAATTCAAGTTACCCATTTAAAAATACAACAAGTAGTTGCCAGAGTAGTGCCTGATGGTGTCTTTATTGATGCTGATGGATTAAATGAGGTAGACTTAGGAACTGGTAATGCATATAATCCTGAGGACGCGTTAAGGTTATATTTCCAAACTGGTAGTGTGGTTGGTCGTAGTTATACCGGTGATGGTGAGTTTAACAATGCACGAGTACCAATTCAACAATTAAATACTAATAGCGGGGCAAGTAAACTTCAGATGTTAATAGGTAATTACAATCATTATTTGGATATGATTCGTACTGTTACTGGATTAAATGAGGCTCGTGATGGTTCTACACCAGATCCTAATTCTTTAGTGGGTGTACAAAAATTAGCCGCATTAAATTCTAATGTTGCAACAAGACATATATTAGATAGTAGTTTGTTTATAACTCGTAGGCTTTCTGAGTGTTTAGCAATTAGAACTGCTGATGTGTTAAAATATGCAGATTTTAAAGATGAATTTGCAATGCAGATAGGTAAATTTAATACTGCTATCTTAGATGATATTAAAGAATTATACATATATGACTTTGGTATATTTATAGAGTTAGCTCCAGATGAAGAACAAAAAGCTATGTTAGAACAAAACATACAAATGGCTTTATCTAAGCAAGATATTAATTTAGAAGATGCTATTGATATTAGAGAAATACATAATATTAAGATGGCAAACCAACTTCTAAAACTTAAGAGAAAAAGAAAGCAAGAGGCAGAACAACAACAACAAATGCAAATGCAACAAATGCAGGCTCAACAACAAATGGAAATTACCCAAATGAAAGCCCAAGCAGACCAACAGCGTATTGCTTTAGAGACTGAAAGTAAAATGCAGATTGAACAAGCTAAATCTCAGTTTGAAGTTCAAAAGCTTACCGCAGAAAAAGAATTAAAATTAGCCCTTATGGCTGAAGAATTTGCATACAATATGCAACTTAAAGGACAAGAACAAGCACAAATAGATGCAGTCTGAAAGAATTAGTCAACAATCTACTCAAACATCCAAAATGATTGAGCAGAAAAAAAGAGATCTACCTTCTATCGATTTTGAGTCTAACGAAGATAGTTTAGATGGTTTTGATATGGCTGAATTTGATCCTCGGTAATGTTTGAAAACTTTTCAATAAATAAGCATAAGTATTTGAAATATTCAAAAAGCGGGTCTATGCATCAATTAAAAGAAATTATTGAGCTGAGTAGAAATCCTTTAGATACTCAATATGCAGAAAAGTATAATAAAATTTCTGATGTGTTTGAAAATATTTTTCTTAAAAGACAACTACAATTTCCCAAACAACTGATTCAGAATTTAATCTCTAAATCTAAACCTATTATTTTAAGTATAAAAAAATACCATAATAGAGAAAGACCACACATTGCAGCTGATCAATTTGGATTAAAACTACAATACCACAAAATGCATAGTGCTATGACACCATCTTTTCCTTCAGGTCATTCGGCCCAAGCTCAACTCATCGCAAATGTTTTAAGTGATAAATTTCCTATTCATAGCTCGGAGTTTTATCAAGCTGCACAAAATATATCTAACAGTAGACTCGTAGCTCGAGTGCATTATAAATCAGACTCAGATGCTGGTTTAAAGCTGGGAAACGAATTATATGAGCATTATAAAATGCTTAAAAATTAAATAAATAAATGTATAACTTTGTATAAAATTAAAATTTAAATCTAATGGAAATAAAAGTGAGAGCTGTTGAAGGCTCAGAAAATAAATCAAAAGCTGAAATAGAAGAACAACTTCTAAAAAAGCATGAAGAGGAAAACAACCCAGAAGAGGTTGAAAAAACAGAAATAGTAGAAGAAACTGTTGCGGCAGAAGAACCTACTCAAACAGAGCAGACTGAGGTTGAACCTCAAGACAATAAAACTCCCTCATCAGAGTTAAATGATGAAAATGTTCTTTCATATTTAAAAGAAAGATACAACAAAGAAATAAATTCGGTTGATGATTTGTTTGCTGAAAAAGAAGTAAACGAACCTTTGCCTGAAGATGTTTCTGCGTATTTAAAGTACAAGCAGGAAACTGGTCGTGGAATTAGTGATTTCTATAATTTACAAAGAGATTACGATGCTATGGAAGATAATGCTGTACTGGCTGACTATATCGCAACAAACGAAGATGGTTTGGATGCTATAGACATTCAAGATATTATGGATGACAAATTCGGATATGATGAAGAATTGGATGATCCAAAAGATATTAAGAAAAAAAAGTTAGCCAAAAAACGAGAACTTGCGAAAGCAAAGAAGTTTTTTAACGAACAAAAAGATAAATACAAAATTCCTCTTGAGTCAAGTGGGGGTGGGTTATCTGAAGAACAAGAAAAACAACTTAATGCTTATAAAAGTTACATAGAGGAATCTAAAACTGTAGAGGAGGCGAATAAGAAGGTATACGATTATTTTCATGAAAAAACTAAAAATGTTTTTTCTGATGGATTCAAAGGTTTTGAGTTCAGTGTGGGAGATAAAAATATAACTTATAAACCTGGAACTAATGAGGAACTTTATAATGTCCAAAAAGATTTTGCAAATTTTAGAAATAAATTTGTTGATGAAAAAGGACTACTAAAGGATGCCAAGGCTTATCATAAAGCTTTGTCTGTAGCTCTTAATCCAGATAGATTTGCCAAACATTTTTATGATTTAGGGGTTTCTCAAACTGTTGATAATGTTAGTAAAAAATCTAAGAATATTAATATGGATGTGAGAAAATCTCCGAGATTAGTTACTAAGGATGGATTAAAAATAAGATCGATTCAAAGTAACAACCAAAGCAGTGGAAGAGGACTTAAGATAAGAAGTATTAAAAAAATGTAAAACAATTTAAAAATTAGAAATTATGGCAGTAAATGTTACTCCTGGTTTTGATTTGCAACCAAGTAGTCAACAAGTACCGTTGTCTACAAATTATATTACAGACTTCAATTTCTTGAATCAGTACTTACCTGATACATATGAAAAAGAGTTTGAAAGATATGGCAATCGATCAATTAGTTCCTTCCTAAGAATGGTTGGAGCAGAAATGCCTTCTAACTCTGACCTTATTAAATGGGCAGAGCAAGGAAGACTTCATGTTAAGTATCAAGATTGTACATCTGGTGCTGCAGCTGCAGCTACCGAAGGTGTATGGACTATACCTAACAACATAGCTAACTTTAACCCTGCATTAGCTGGAACACCAAATTCAGCAGCATTTAGAGTTGGACAAACAGTAGTTATCTCTGATAACACACCTGGATCAAATTTAGTTAACAAAGGTATTGTTAAAGAAGGCCCAGGCGCAGGTGGTAATGCAGTAAACCAAATCACTATTGCTTATTATGAAGCTGGTGGACAAGCGGTGGCTGCAGGTGTAGCTTGTGATATTTTCGTTTATGGTTCTGAATTTAATAAAGGAACTAACGGAATGGTAGGTTCTCTTGAAGCTGATGACTTCATTTTCGACAACAAGCCAATTATTATTAAAGACAAATATTCTGTCTCTGGTTCTGATATGGCTCAAATCGGTTGGATTGAAGTAACAACTGAGAATGGTGCAAGTGGATATTTATGGTATCTAAAATCTGAGCATGAAACAAGACTTAGATTTGAAGATTATTTAGAAACTGCAATGATAGAAGCAGTTCCTGCAGACGCAGGATCTGGTGCTGCTGGATTCCTTCAAGGAGTTGCGGCTGGTGCTGCTGTTGCAAACCTAAATGGTTCTGATGGTATTTTCCATTCTGTATCTACAAGAGGTAATGTGTATGGTGGTGGAAACCCAAGTACACTGGCTGACTTTGACAGTATTATTCAAAGATTAGATAAACAAGGTGCTATTGAAGAAAATGTTATTTTCCTAAATAGAAACTTTTCATTTGACATAGATGATATGTTGGCTGCTCAAAACTCTTATGGAGCTGGTGGTACATCATATGGTTTATTTGACAATGATGAAGAAATGGCTTTAAATCTTGGATTCACTGGATTTAGAAGAGGCTATGACTTCTACAAGTCTGACTGGAAATACTTAAATGATCCTACAATGAGAGGCGGTTTAGTAGGTGGTAAAATCAATGGACTATTAGTTCCAGCTGGTTCTACAACTGTTTACGACCAAATTCTTGGTAAAAACGCTAAGAGACCATTCTTACATGTAAGATATAGAGCTTCCGAAACTGAAGATAGAAGATATAAAACTTGGATCACTGGTTCTGCTGGTGGAGCAAGAACTTCTGACTTAGATGCGATGGAAGTAAACTTCTTGAGTGAGAGAGCTGTATGTACTTTAGGTGCAAACAACTTCTTCTTATTCCAAGATGCTTAATATTTATTATGATTAGGGGTGGGTAACCGCCCCTAATTATTTTTACTTTAATAAAATTTAAATTTAATACAATGAAAAAACAAAATAAAATAGAAGATAAATTCTATAAATTAAAACAAGAAGTGGTGCCTCTTACCTATATGTTAGCATCACGAAATTCACAACGATACCCCCTATTGTGGTTTGATGAAGAAAAAGGAATTAACCGACCTCTTCGATATGCAAGAAATCAAAAGTCACCTTTTGAAGATGACCAAGATGGCAATGCTATATTAGAACCCATAGTTTTTGAAGATGGTCTGTTGTTTGTGGCAAAAACCAACCAAGTATTACAAAAGTTTTTATATTATCATCCTCAAAGAGATAAAGTTTTTGAAGAAATAAACAAAGAAAGAGATGCTAAACAAGAATTAGAATATGTAGAATCTGGTTTAGAAGCTCAAATCCTTGCTAAAAATTTAGAGTTTGATAAGCTTGTATCAGTTTGTAGAGTTCTATTGGGTTCGGCAGTTGATAAAATGTCATCTATTGAATTGAGAAGAGATATATTATTGTATGCAAAAAGTAATCCTGAAGATTTCATTGATACTTTAAATGATCCTATGTTAGAAATGCAAGACAATGTTTATCAGTTTTTTAACAAAGACTTTTTAAGATTCAAAAACAAATCTAAAGATGTGTACTTTAATTTACCTAAGAACAAAAAGAAATTATTAACTGTTCCTTTTGGTGAAGACCCATACTTTATTGTAGCTTCACACTTCCAAAGCGATGATGGTATAGAGTTATATAAGCTCTTATTAAAGCGCTTAGATATTGATAAAAAATAATACTATCTTTGTAGTATTGTTTAACCATAAAATTTTTATTAAAATGGCAAAATTTTTATCAATCCCTGTAACTGATGAGCAAAACCAATTAGTTAGTGCAGATGGCGTTATTCTTTTAGAACAAGCATCTACAACTACTGTTGTTATAACTTATGCATCTGCTAAAGTTGTAACTGTAACTCATGCTGCGTTGGGTGCATCTATTGAATCTATGAGAGATTATCTACAAGATTCTATAGTTTTTGCACAACAACAACCATGGCATCAAGTCAAGTATCAGTGTGATGCACTACCTGTAGCGGTAAGTGGTATTGCAGTAGCTTAATTTGTAGCTCATTATTATTTAGTGAAAGGGGGTAAAAAATTTACCCTCTTTTTTTTTTAGTATCTTTGTGGAAACACATTTCATATGATTAATGAAGTTAGAAACACAGTATTGGCTATAGCTAATAAAAACAACTATGGCTACATTTCACCAGCTGATTTTAATTTGTATTGTGAACAAGCTCAGCTTGATATATTTGAAGATTATTTTTATCAATATAATAATTGGCTTAATAAAGAAAATGCAAGAATTTCAGGCACTGGATATGCAAACATAGTAAAGGGTTTAGAAGAAGTTATAGATAGTTTTTCAACTCAAGTATTTTTAGACCAAACTGTAGCCAACCTAAACAATGCAAGTTTATATGAATTACCTTTAGATTATTATTTAATCAATAAGGTTTTATATTATCCAACTGCAATTTTTAGTGGCACCACTACTGCTCAACAAGGATATAAATTAATAGATGCCACAGGTGGATTTGCTTCTTATCCTGTTACATCTACATTTTTACAAAACCCTCCTATCGGTAGTATAGTGGTTAATACCTCATCTAATCCTATTTCACAAGCTTATGTGACTGCTGTTGACAATAATACCACCTTAACATTAAGTGAAGACATTATGGCTAATGGACAAAACTATGTTATATATAATGGTAATAATATTACTGATGTAGAAAGAGTAAACCAACAAAAAATTAATTATCTATTAAGTTCTAATTTAACAGCACCAACAACACAGTTTCCTGCATATATTTTAAGTGGAGCATCCTCTAATCAACAACCTGGGCCTAACTCTAATATAGGTAATACTATCACAGTTTATCCAATTACTATTAGGCAAAAGGGTGCAGTTCAAGTTCAATATGTTAGATACCCAGTTACTCCTAAATGGACATTTGTTACTCTGCAAGGTGGTGAACCTTTGTTTGACCAAACAGCTGCAGATTATCAAGACTTTGAATTACCAATATCTGACCAAAATGGTTTGATTGCCAAAATATGTCAATATGTTGGTATGGAAATAAGAGAGGGTGATTTATATGAGTTTGGCAAAAACGAAATTGTACAAGACAACCAAATACAAACATAAACCATGGCATATATATCTCAATATACATATTACGAAAACAATGGAGCAACCCCCACTGATGCAAACCAAGGATCATATCAGTATGTTTCTTTGCAAGATATAGTAAACAATTT